AGTTTTGCGTTTCAACTCAATCCTAGAAATGCAGGAGAAAGTGATACATTAGCTCAAATTATAAGTGCTTTTAGAAATGCTATGTTACCTTCGGGTAAAGCTATTTCTCAGTATTATGATTATCCTAAACAATTTGATATTATATTTGGAGATGATACATATTTGTTTGATATTAAGACTTCGGTATGTACACAATTTGATGTAAACTATCATGGCAAAGGCGCTTATTATCATGATGTAAATGGTAAAAAAGCACCAGTAGAAATAACTCTTAATATAGGATTCTTAGAGAGTACTGTTAGACTTAGTGGTGATGAAACTGGTAAAAGTTCTCAATTCAAAGTAGAGTCTCCGTCTTCTAAACGATTTAATGCTCCTACTAATGGTATAGGGGTCGAAGAATTGACTGGTGGCATTGCTGATGGATCCGATTTTCAAGCTATAGGGAATGTATTGGAAGCCCAAAGAGCCCAAAGGTCGACAACATGAGTTATTATTTTAATTCCTTTCCTAAAGTCTCATATGACGTTAAGAAAAACAATAATCCACAGAATGTAACAAATATTATGTTACGTTACAAACTTTCAGCGGCACTTAAACAACGACCGCTCGCCTATTATAATCATTCTGTAGAAGATGGTCAACGACCAGATAATGTCGCATTTGATCTATATGGAATATCTTCGTATAGCTGGATCTTATTATTGATAAATTCTATACATGACCCTAATTATGAATGGCCATTATCTCAAAGAAGTTTTGAAAAGTTTTTGAAGGGCAAGTATAATAGTATACCAGAATCTATGTCTACCGTACATGAATATCGCAAAGTAGTGAATGAACAATCTATACTATTTGATCAAACTATTATTCCTAAGAAAATTCTTGTTGTAGATGAGACTACTTATAACACACTCTCCACTTCTGCTAGAGAAATTATATATAAGTATGATTATGAAGTAGAATTGAATGATGAACGTAGAAACATACTTTATATACCATTAAACTCACTAACTACAGTTTTATCTGATATATCGGAAGTTTTTGAATAATGGCAGACCCCTCTTTTTTAGGTGATAATATACAGATATTAGTAGCTGATCTTTTAGCCGGGGATGGTTCTAATATTGATATTCGCTATTCTATATCAGATCTTAATATACAAGAAAATATTTTCAGTCAATGTATGAGTGGAAGTGTATCTGTAATGGATGGTATGGCTTTAATAGATAAACTTCCCATTGTTGGAGAAGAATTCTTTACTATTAGATTTCGTACTCCCGAATCCGGTAATATTTATATTACGAAAACGTTTGCTGTATATAATGTTAGTGATAGAATTAAGGTGAATGAAAAATTAGAACATTATAAATTAAATCTGATATCACTTGAAGGCATTATTAATACTATGACAAATGTTAATCAAAACTATATGGGCCTAAGATATGATGAAATAGCTGATAAAGTATTTCAAGATTATATTTCAGGATCTCAATTAAAAGGTGGTCCCCAAAAAGTTGTTTATATGGATATTCCTAAAGTTAAGAAAACATTAAGCACAGATAGAACTTCTGGTTTAAAGTCTATGACTACTGTAGGTGATACACCATTCAAAGTAATACAAAAATGTGCTAACTTAGCTCAGTCTGAAGATTATCCAGATGCTGATTTTGTTTTTTATGAAGATAGAGATCAATTTAATTTCTACCCTCTTAGTTTTCTATTAGAACAAGAACCTACAACTGATGGTGAATATGTATTAGGAGACCATGGCATTGATGAAACTAATCTTAAAAAAGATAATAAATTTCGTTTCAATATCGTGAGTCAATTTGAATATAATACTGGACCTAATATTTTAGAGAATTCTAGTGGTGGAATGTATGGTAATCAAATTCACGCCTTTGATCCTATATTAAAAAAGAGAACCACTATTGTTAACAATTATTTGCAAATACAAAATGATAAGAAAATACCATCCTTTAAAACGTTAGATAAAAACAACGTAAACAGTGAACAATCTATCTATTCTAATGATACAGGTTCTTCTCATTCTCAATATTATATTAACAATATCTTTGAAAAGAATTATGAAGAAGTAGAATATATGAAAGATCGTATAAAACAAAATACTGATAGACATTTATTTCATCATGACGATGCATATAAATCTAGAGGCCGCACAGCCATGAAGTTCGGATTAATAAACAATTATACTCTTACTATAGCTGTTGGTGGTAATAGTAATTTAAAAGTAGGACAAGTAATAAATCTTAATATACCATTAAGTTCTAGTTTGGAAGAAGATAAAATAAAACCTCATTCTCATTTGTTTGGTAATTCTAAAACAAACAAATTTCTAATAATTTCACTGAATCATAATTTTATAGCAACTGAAGGTCGTTATTTTACTATGTTAACACTAGCTAAAGATAGTTATTTTAGTGATATCAATAAAAATTATGATGGAAGGTTGAAAAGAAATGCCTGATAAATTAGAAAAAAATTATTTTGGGATGAATATGATATGGTGGTTCGGTGTTGTAGAAGACCGAAACGATCCTATCAAATTAGGTAGAGTGAGAGTGCGTTGTCATACATGGCACATCGAAGATAAAATACTTTTACCCACCGAATCTTTACCATGGGCCCAATGTATACAACCTATAACTTCAGCAGCTACTAGTGGTATTGGTAGATCTCCTACAGGATTAGTAGAAGGTTCATGGGTATTCGGATTCTTTATGGATGGTAAAGATGCACAGAAACCTATGGTTATGGGTTCTCTAGCAGGTTTACCTACAGAAGAACCAGATAAAGAAATAGGCTTTAATGATCCCAATGAAATATTCCCGTTAAATGAAGACAGTGAACCACATCCATCTCAACATGATGTTAAAGAAAAATTCCACGCTTTAAACGAGCCAGATGTAGATAGATTAGCTAGAAATGATAAAAGAGAAGATCCTGATACTGAATTAATATCACCTCTTTTAGCAAAAAAAGCAGCGGACATAACTACTAATTCTGTTATACCTCATAGTCAAGGTACATGGAATGAAGAAGGCAGTAAATATAATGCAAAATATGCTAACAATCATGTTACTAGAACTGAGAGTGGCCATGTATTTGAAGTAGATGATACACCTGATAATGAACGTATTCATGAATATCATAAATCTGGTACATTTAAAGAAATTTCTGCTTCAGGTAATACTGTTACTCGTATAGTAGGAGATAATTATACTATTATTGCTGGAACCGACTATGTGAGAATTAAAGGTAAAGCAAATATTCATATAGACAATGATTGTAATATGTATATAGGTGGTGATTGGAATGTGAATGTTGTAGGTAATATTGATATTCGTGGCAAAAGAATAGATCTAAACAAACAAACATCTTCAACTGGAGACACTTCATCTATTACAACATAAGAGTAAAAATATGACGATACCAATACATAGAGATACGGATCCTAGAGTTTGTGGTGCAACTACCGTAGTTGCAAATCAAAATACCGTATACGCAAATGGTTTATTAGTCGCAGTATACGGAGATCCTAATAGTCATAGTGCTGGTGGTTTGATTGCCACTTGTAATAATGTTTATGTTAATGGCATCATTGTGTGTAATCATTCACCAGATAGTGCTGTTCCAGATACATTATGTTTTATCATTGGGCCCCCTCATTGTGCTCCAGCCACCGCTGGTGGTAGTCCGAATGTATTTGTGGGCGATTAAATGTATATTATTTCCAGAAAAGTTTTAGTATCACTAAGAGTATTTTATTATATGCCTGACCATAGAAATTTAATACAAGAGTTTATGTGGCAGACTGAAGATGTGAAACCAAAATATCCCAGAGTAAACAAATATTTAAATTTCTGGAGAAAAAATATTGATGCTGTTATAGCTGATATAGAAATGGCAGAAAGTGAACAAAGAAAATCTAAGTATAGATCTGTAGAAGATATCTTTAAATATTAATATAAATAATAGTAAATAAAAGAAAGTGTGTTATAAAAATGGTTGCTATAAGATCTGGAGCTACAGATCCAAGAAGATCGGAAATTGTTTACAGAGATCTGGGATTATCATTTATTCCACATCCTGTAACAAAGAATATTAATGTACTTAAAAATGAAGAAGCTATAAAGAGAGCTATTCGTAATTTGATACTAACTAATAGAGGTGAACAATTTTTTGATGACTTATATGGAGGAGATGTCACCGCATTATTATTTGAAAATTATGGGCCCATAGCAGAACTTTCTATGAAAAGAAATATTAAAGAAGCTATAAAAGCATATGAACCTAGAGCTATTGTTAAAGGTGTAGAACTTATCTCAGAAATTGATAACAATGCTATTAAAATCAATATAGTTTTTAGTATTAATAATTCTCCTGTTCCTAGTCAGTTAACATTCACAGTTGAAAGAGTCCGATAATGGCTACTAATAGTACACTAACAGTTTCAGAATTAGATTTTGATACTATAAAAACTAGCTTACAAACCTATTTACAAGGCCAGACGGAATTCAGTGATTATAATTTCGAAAGTTCTACCCTATCTATACTACTAAATGTACTATCATATAATACTTATCATAATTCATTCTATCTTAATATGGTATCTAATGAAATGTTTCTTGATTCCTCACAATTAAGAAATAGTGTAGTTTCTCGCGCTAAGATGTTGAATTATACTCCTAGATCTTCTGTAGGTGCTACTGCCGCAATCGATGCTGTAGTTACACCCGGCGATAGCCCATCTTCTATTACAGTTGGTGCTAATACACAATTTTCTGCTTCTATTAATGGTATTAGTTACTCATGGGTCACATCTGAA